ATACTGTTGAAATAAGAGAAACAGGAAGTGCAAAAGCTAACACAGACATATTAGCCATAACTAATAAGACTAACGCTGCTGATATGGATGGGACAAGAGGTAGTCTTTTATTTAATCAGTATTACTATGACGCATCTACGCCTGCTGCAGTTAGGGCTGGTAGAATATCAGTTGGTACAGAAACTGACTTTACCTCAACAAGCTCTACTCAGGACACATACCTAACTCTAGAAACCTGTGAAAATGGCACACTATCTGAAAAGGTTAGAGTAAATAGTCTGGGTTATGTAGGTATTGGAATAACTAATCCAACATCTCACCTGCACGTTTCAGGAAATATAACAGCTACTGGAAGCATAACATCTCTATCAGGAGAGGATTCTTTAGATAGATATAAGCTTGAAGATTATTTTGAAAAAATACCACGATTAGCAGCTTCTGTGGATGGCACTTATGACACTGAGTTGTCTAGGGGAGCAAGCACAAACTTTATGTCTTCAGGAAGTGGACATATAGATAATAACATAGGTTATCATGTAGCAAAGGGTCTTCTTAGAGCAACAACAAAAGGAGATTTATCAAGTAACACTGTTGTAATAGAGCCACATGATGACACGTATAACTCTATAGCTATATCACCATGGAAAGCTATAGAATTTAGGACAGACACAGAAACATCATGGGAGTGCTTAGTACAAACAGACGATGTAATAACTGATTCTTCAATACATGCAGGTTTAAAATTAACTAGTACCAAGGTTATTGCAACAGACAATGACCAGGCTTATTTCTTTTTCGACACAAGTAGTGGGATACTAAGTAATGCTGGTACGCCAACTACATGGCATTTTGCTTATAGCAATGGTGGCACAGACTATGTAACCAACCTTGGATTAGTAGTTGAAGCCTCAACAAATTATCATCTAAAAATAGATATCGATGAAAACAGAAAGCCTGCAGTGTTTATTAATGGCTCTCAGCTTGGGCTGTCAATTATATCAGGAGTGGGTGACACTGGTGTTAATGTAAATGGTGCTGTGTCTCTTGTTGGAGGACAGTCACATGTTATTACTGTAGATGGCACAGATGCCACAACACAAATACTTGTTGGTGATGTTTTACAAAATTCTTCTGGAACTGTTCTTGGAACAGTAACAGCAGTTAGCTCTGCAACAAGTGTAACCATAACTGCTTCGTCAACTCAAAGTTTAGCTGATGACGCAGATATACATATTAATGGTAGGGCAGCAGCTAGCAGCACGACTATAGGTGCACAACTAGCTTCAAGTGTAGCTTTAATACCTTTTATAAGTTTGCAAAAACATACAAATGCCACAGTAAGAAATTTACTAGTTGGTTATCAAAAAATAAGTAGAAAAATAACAACAACATAATAACATGGCAGATTTATCAATAAAAATAACTGAAGACATAGAGTTACAAGGACATCAGTATGGTGGCACAAAAGAATTAACTATAACTGGTATTAACGAGGTTTCTAGAAGAGTTGTTACTGCTACAACAACAGACACCACTATAATATCATTTGGAACTGCCTATGGTGCAGGAACATTTATAGAGGGTGATGTTCGATATATAAGAATAACTAATTTAGATGCTAGTAATTATGTTCTTTTAAACATAGAAGGTGATACATCTACTGACTTCACAGTAAGATTAGACCCTGGAGCTAGTTATATGATTATAAGCTCTAGCTCAACAGGTGTTGTTGATTATGCTGACATAAGTGGTTCAACATTAGAAGATTTAACAGCTATCAAGGCAGACGCAAACTCTTCATCTTGTGACTTAGAAATTCTAGTTGCCACTGTATAACTTTGTTAGTAACTTTTAAAATAGGCTACTTTTTGTAGCCTTTTTTTTTGTATATTTATAGAAATTTAATTTAATATATATGACAACAGAAGACTTAATAATAAAGGTCACAGATAAGATGAAAGACCTTTTAATAGAAAAAAACAGGGCATATGGAGACAGTGCCACCAATCCATCAAACGTATTTTCATCAGGTTCACCAATAGATTCTTTATGTGCACGTATAGACGATAAGCTTATGCGTATACAAAATAAAGGTATTAACGATAAAACAGAAGATACTATTTCTGACTTAATAGGATATCTTATATTACTAAAAGTAGCTTTATATAAGGATAAACGTGAAGAATATGATAGTAAGCTAGAAACTATTAAGGATGGGGGATACTGTAATATTAGTGGTACAATATTGTCCACTGAAAAAGATTTAAAAGTTCATTACCAGAATATTGATGAATATGACGATGACGAAGAAAGTTAGAAATAAATTAGATAAAATAGTTAGAGAACTAGACTCATTAAGGGAACAGTCAAAGCTTAGGTTTGCATTTTGTTTTTTAGAAATGGCTAAAGACTTGAATAGTTTAAATGCTGAGGTAGTTCATAATATACAAAATGATTTAGCTTCTGAAACTTTATTACAAATAATAGAGGACAAAATATTTGAGAATCCAAATAATATAACAATGTCTGACGTAGATGAACAAAAAGAGGTTTTAGCTAAAATACATATGTACAACCTATTTAATAACAACAAAAAAATTAAAGCATAATGGAACTAATAAATGGACTAATAAGAAAAATAGTTGTAGGAGATATAAAAGATGGCATCACCTATGTTGTTGGTCAACCCATAATGAGGGGACAAGCAAAGATAACAGCAATAGTGCAGGACGACATGTACTTTATAAGATATAAAATGTTAAAGTTTAATGTTTTTATAAAGATGGAAGGTAAAGAAGAGTCAGAGCTTTGGAAGTCATTTTTTGACTTAACAGGAATAGAATACAATTTAGATTATACAGAAGAATATCAAGTTAATTAATATGCAGATACCAAAAAATTATTTTTTAGTAGAGGTAGAGAAACCCTACAATGACACTTTTGAAATCAATGGTAAAGAGCTTATAATGGATATTAAGTTTGACCCATACAAATTAGCCAGACAGTATGGTGTTGTTTACGAGGAACCAGGCTGGTTACCAAAAGGTTTAGATTTCGATGTAAAGAAAGGTGATAAAATATATTTTCATCATTTAATTACTGGCTCCAAGGGTGCTGTAACTATAGATAAAAAACATACAACTGAATCTTATCAAGACTATAAAAGTGAAAACTTGATAGAGTGGATAGAAAAAGAAAACATATATAAAGTACACTGGCAACAAATATATGCCAGAGTTAGAGATGGAGAGTTAAAGATGCTGCATCATTGGAACTTCGTAAAACAAAAAACTGAATCTGAAGATGATATAAAAACTGCTTCAGGTATATATTTTAAACCTGATGTAGAAGATATTACTCTTTATGGCAATATAGTTTATATGAATGATTGGATGAAAGACCAAGGTGTGGTTGAGGGCGATGAAGTTGTGTTTTCAGAAAACTCTGAGTATGAGATGACTATAGAGGGTGAAAAATTATTAAGAATGAGAAACGAAGATATATTAGCCACAGTTAATAATGAAGGAAAGTAATAAATCATATGTTAAAAGAACTTTGCAAGACCTTATAGACTCTTCCAAAGAAGCAGTAGCTATACTTATAGAAGATATAAGAACACCACTTGACCCTGAATTATCTGACGAAAAAAGAAGAAATGCCATAAAAGCAAAAAAAGAATGTTTTTTAGATGCACAAGAAATACTTATAGGTATATCTAAATTAGAAAATCAGATAGAGGAGGGTAACATAAAAGAGGAAAAAGACTTTGAAAAGGGTCTTGCAGAAAAGTTTGCAAAAAGATAATGAATGTCAAAAACAATAGTGCTAAACTCAAAAAGTTTAGGAGACATAATAGAGATTCAGGGATTAAAAATACAACTACCTAAAAAACCTAGGAAAAGAGACATACTATTCTCAGAAAAGAAAAAGGCAGAGCAAAGGTGGATTAGGGAAGATATGCCTAAAAATCTAACTAGGGAAACAGCAAACGATTACTACGATTACATAGAACAAGAATTTGAAAGGAGAATAAATGGTCTCTGGTTTATGAACAATGGAGAACCCACTTACATAACAGGTAGTCATTACATGTTTATACAGTGGTCTAATATAGATGTTGGTTATCCTGATTATAGAGACGCTAACAGAAAGTTCTTTTTATTCTGGGAAGCATGTAAGCTTGACCCTGACAGTATGGGTATGTGCTTTCTTAAAAATAGACGTTCTGGATTCTCGTATATGGCTAGTGCTGAGATGGTTAATCAAGCAACACAAACGTATGAATCTAATTTTGGTCTGCTATCAAAAACAGGTTCAGATGCTAAAACAATGTTTACAGACAAAGTTGTTAGGATATACAGAAGATACCCATTCTTCTTTCAGCCCATACAAGATGGTTCTAGTAATCCAAGGGTTGAGCTAGCTTTTAGAGAGCCAGCTAAAAAGATTACTAAGAAGAATAAGCATATACAAAAATCTGAAGCACTTAATACAGTTATAGACTGGAAAAACACAGCAGATAATAGTTACGATGGTATGAAGCTAAAACTACTTGTACATGATGAGGCAGGTAAGTGGACTGGCTCTACATCCATAGCCAAAAACTGGTCTGTAACACAAACTTGTTTACTTTTGGGTAGAAAGATAGTGGGCAAGTGTATGATGGGCTCAACAGCTAATAAGTTAGAGGATGGTGGTCTTGAATATAAAAATCTATATTATGATTCAGACATATCTGATAAAGATTTAAACAGAAGAACAAAGTCTGGTCTATATTCTTTATTTATACCAGCAGATGAAAACTTAGAAGGATTTATAGATGAATATGGATTCTCTGTTACTAAAACACCATCAAAGCCTGTGATGGGTATGGATGGCGTAAATGTAGATGTAGGTGCTAGGGATTATATAAAAAACAGAAGGGATGGTTTGAAAAACAATACCACAGAGTTGTCTGAGTTCAAAAGACAGTTTCCATTTACACCAGAAGAAGCTTTTAGAAATGACTCTTTATCAAGTGTTTTTGATGTAGAAAAAATATATCAACAGATGGATTACAATGAAATAGCTGATAATATAACTACCAGAGGTGATTTTATATGGAGAAATGGTATACAAGACACTGAAGTCATATGGATACCAAACAATAAAGGTAAGTGGGAGATATGCTGGGTTCCAGATGAAGATAAGAGAAATCTTATAGATAAAAGTCGTGGAGGTAAAAAGCCTGGTAATTCTTTAAATCTTGTTGCAGGATGTGACCCCTATGACCACGATACAACGACAGATGGTAGAAGGTCTAATGCAGCAACACACGTGTATCATAAATTTACCATGGATGAAAATGCTCCATGCGAACAGTTTGTTTGTGAATATATAAACAGACCACCAAAGGCTGATATGTTTTATGAAGATATGATTAAGACTTGTGTTTTTTATGGCTGTCCTATACTTGTAGAAAACAACAAAATAGGTATAATAAAATACTTTGAAAGAAGGGGTTATTATGACTACCTAATGGATAGACCAGATTCAACACACACTGACTCTCTTCTT